GTGTACGACTGGGTACCGTATATCTGCGACGATCCAGCAGACATTGCAGCTCTCGGGACGACACCACCTGCTGATTATCACCCGATACTCGATCAACACGGAAATATCGTAGAGCTTCCGCATTCCACCAATTACCAGAAGCACCTGTGGGATGGCACCTTGCTGCCTGCGACCATTGGCGGTGGTGATAGCTCATATATCAGTGACTATTTTTATCAGGCCTCCGGTGCCCGGGTCGTGACGGTCGGCGGAGTTCTGTTTGCTGCGCGTCGGGCGGGGATCGGTTACGTGGCTGCGGCTTACGATGCGTCGGACGCGTATTGGTCTGTCGGTTCTCGGTCCGCGATCATAGCGTAAACCGCTATGCAGTTTCCTGCGCAGCAGGACGGTAGGACGCAAACCGCACGCTACAAATTTGGTGAGTGCAACTAAACCTCCAGTGCCCAGGTCGTGAAAGTCGGCGGAAATCTGACTGATGCGCGTTTGGCGGGGATCAGTAATGGCCTCCATTTATGCAAGGAGAATATATTATGAGAACATGGGAAAGCAAAGAATCACCAGAAACCCTTTTCAGGTTGCAAGGTTATCTTAACCTTACGCGGAACGTCGAAGAAATAACACGTACTGACGAAAACGGAACAGAAGAAACCTTTTACAAATACGAAGTGATACGGCTTAAAGATCGCATCATGCCAACAGACATAGATGCATTCTTAATTGAAAACTATGATGAAATCCGCAAGGCCGTTATCATGGAACATTGGCCGCAGTCTGCCCAGAATGAAGCGGTGTGCGAAAATGCAAGGGGTGATTCGACAAAACTTGACGAGTTGAACGCTTTTATCCTTGCGGTACAGACTGAATATCCGAAGGCATAGAAGATGAAACTATTTAGCTCTCTGATCATAGTGCTTCTTCTTTGTGCGTGTACTCCCGCAGTACACTTTCATCCAGTGTGCCGTCATGATGCAGTTTACTGCGCTCTGACGGTTGGCGAAGAGTATCCCACGCGTATAGTTGTCGGAGTGAACTCAAAAAGCGATATCCGTCATGCTCAGGCCCAGGCTTATATTCGAGACGAGTGGCGGTGGCTGGCTGTTGCCAACGGCTATATTGTGATCGAGGAAAGCATGAGATCTGATTTTGCTCCGGATGGGTATAAGGACCCGGTTGAATATGCGTCAAACATGAAACGAGTGGAGGCAATGTGATAACTCTGGCTGAAATTACCGAAGACGGCACTACGAGCACGTTGCCGGTGAACAGGGGGACGGTTTTTGTTAGTGTGTCCGGCACACTCGATTCTGCATCCGTCCAGATGCAACTCGACGGGTTCGATGCGGGTGATGCGATAACAACGGCGGGGTTGTATCAGATCGACCTTCCTGCAGGGGATCTCCGTGCTGTGGTTTCGTCTGCCGGGGGGTCTGCGGATTTCATTATCAAGGTGGGGTGAGTATGGCAAAACCTGAACTTAAAATGACCCGGGAGTGCAAGGACCGCTTCCTGGCCGAGCTTTCAAAGTACGGCAACGTCACCCAAGCAGCCCGGGTGGTGAATGTGTCCAGACCGGTGCTCTACAAGCACAAGCGGGACGAAGAAGACTTCCGTGTGGAGTGGGAGTCTGCGGCCCGTATTGGGGCACTGGCGCTTGAGGATGAGGCGCGTCGTCGGGCTTATGAGGGTTGGGAAGACCCGGTGTTCCACAAGGGGGAGCAGTGCGGCACGGTGCGGAAATTCTCCGACACCCTGCTTCTGCGTCTCCTGCAGGCGCACCACCCCGATAAATATGCGGACCGCTCGAAAGTGCAGGCTGAGGTGAACGTCTCCCTGTCCGAGCTGGTCAAGGACCTGGACATTGATGATGTTGTCGGATGAGCTGTCTATCAAGAAGCTCAAGCGGTTCTTGAAGTGGTGCCAGCAGGACCCGGTGACCTTTGTCCGGAAAGTCTTTTATGTGGAACCCTCTGAACAGCAGGCTAAGCTGCTTATGGCTGCGGCAGACCCCAAGGCCAGGGTGACGGTAAGGTCCGGCGTATCGACCGGCAAGACTACCACCGATGCCTGGTTGATCTGGTGGCATGTTATTTGTCACTATCATTCCAAGTGCGCGGTTACCGCTCCGACAAAGACTCAGCTCAAGGATGCGTTGTGGTCTGAGTGCGCCCTCTGGCATGGCCGGATGCACCCTTTTTTCAGGGCACGTACCGACCTGACCGGGGAACGTGCTTTTGTCATTCCGGACGCCGGCGGCCAGGTATCCCAGTTCGCCACGTTCAAGACCGCCAGCAAGGCAAACCCTGAAGCTCTCCAGGGCCTCCACGCGGATTACGTGATGGCTATCGTTGATGAGGCGGCGGGTGTGGATGACGCGGTATTTGACCCGCTCCGGGGGTCGACAGGGACTTACGGGACCAGGTTCATCTTCACAGCCAACCCGAACCGGGCCGCCGGGTACTTCCACAGGACACACACCAACGCGGCACTCCGAAAGCGCTTTGTCCGGCTGCAATTCAACAGTTGGGACAGCCCGCACTCTCCGAAGGACGAGCTGCAGGGGATAGCCGACGAATACGGGAAAGACTCGGACATGTACCGAGTCCGTGTGCTTGGTGAGTTCCCGAGTGCTTCACCGTTGCAGTTGATCTCTACCGACCTTGTTCTCCAGCAAACCGGGCTTCACTTGCGTAAAGAGCAGTACGATTTTGCTCCGATTATTTTAGGCGTAGATGTGGCTTGGATGGGGGACGACAGGAGCGTAGTGGTACTAAGGCAAGGGCTCAGGATGAAGATTCTGGGCGTCTGGCACAAGATCGACAACATGACGCTGGCGGGCATGGTATCGCAGTATTGGGACCAATACAAAGTCGATGCCTGTTTCGTGGATGCAGGGTGGGGCTCCGGCGTTATCGACAGGCTCAGACAGCTCGGCAGACACCCGGTTCAGGTCTGGTTTGGCGGCAAGCCCGGCAAGGTCAAGTTCCACAATAAGCGGTCAGAAATGTGGTGGGGTATCCGGGAGTGGCTGGAGGCGGGTGGCGTGCTTGAGGACAACGAGGACCTCCGTCTGGACCTGACCGCCCCTGAATACTACCCCATTGAATCTGGCCAGGTGCAACTGGAACGTAAGGCCGATATCAAGAAACGTGCAGGATTCTCCCCTGACATGGGTGACGCCCTGGCCTTGACGTTTGCCCAGCCTGTGACGGCAAAGAGAGATCATTTTGTGGGTGCACATTCAGGCACCACAAACGCGGAATATAACCTTTTTGGATAGCGAGGTGCTTATGTGCGGTGGTGGCGGCGGCGGAAAGTCTCCGAAGGTGGTACCGGCTCCCCCAATCCCCCAGGATGCGGTGGAGATGGACCAGAGTGTGAAGGATGCACGAGACAACACTAAAAAGAAATTGCAGCAGGCGGCGGGTGTAGCCAGTACGAACAAGACCAACCCGGCACTTGCGCCGAGTTACAACACTTCGAAAAAGACGCTGTTGGGGTAACCTATGGACCTCAAAAAACTGAAGGATAGGATCAACTCCAACCTGAGCCAGATGGAGACTGAACAGTCTTCATGGCGCAGTCATTGGGAGGAGATCGGGGAACAGTGCTACCCGAGGGCGGGCAGATTCTCCGACGGCTCGGACACCGTGAACAAGGGCGAGAAGGTCAACCAGAAGATCGTCAACGGCGCGCCTATCCGGGCGCTTCGGATTTTTGGTGCCGGGTACCAAGGGGGCATGACCAACCCCGCAAGACCGTGGTTTAAGCTCGGGCTGTCCGACAAAGACCTGATGGAATACGGGCCTGTGCGGCAATGGCTCTACCAGGTTGAACGGCTCCTGTATGAGATTTTTGCGCGGTCGAACACCTACAACACCTTCCACAACACCTACCTTGAACTGGGGGCTTTTGGAACCGGCGCGTTCATGGTGACAGAGGACTACGATTCTGTCATCCGGTGCCACCCGTTCACTGTCGGCGAGTATTACCTGTCCATGGGGTCAGACCTCCGGGTGGATACCTGCTACAGAAAAATGTTTATGACAGTGCGCCAGGTTGTGGGGCGGTTCGGGGCCGACAACTGCAGCGGGACGGTCCGGGCCATGTATGATAAAGGCAACTATAACCAGTGGGTTCCCGTTGTGCATGCTATTGAGCCCAACGTCGAACAGGACTTAGGCCGGCATGACTGGGCTGGTAAACCCTTCCGGTCGACGTATTTCGAGGAAGGGGGTTCAGACAGGTTCCTCCGGCTGGCAGGGTTTGAAGAGAACCCGATCATCAGCCCCCGTTTTACCGTCATCGGGTCGAACATCTACGGGTACAGCCCTATGATGGACGCCCTGGGTGACTGTAAGCGGTTGCAGAAGACGGAGACCAAGAGCCTGGTGGCCCTCGACAAAATGGTAGACCCCCCGCTGGTCGGGCCGTCCGCGCTCAAGATGGCGGCGGTGAACACCATGCCCAGAGGCATCACGTATCTCGATGAGGACAACGGCCACGGTTTGAGGTCGCTGTACGATGTGCGTTTTGATATCGGGGCCGCAGAGCAGAAGATTCAGCAGATTAAGCAGGACATCGGTGAGATGCTCTACAACGACCTGTTTATGATGCTGATACAGTCAGACCGGCGGCAGATCACGGCTACCGAGGTTGCCGAGAAGCACGACGAAAAGCTGTCCCAGCTCGGGCCGGCTTTGACCCGTTTGCAGGAAGAGCTTTTGGACAAGATGATTGACAGGACGTTCGCTGTTGCATCCCGGGCGGGCCTGATCCCCCCGGCTCCGGAAGAGATTCAGGGGATGCCGCTTCGTATCGACTATGTTTCGGTGCTGGCCCAGGCACAGAAGATGAGCGGGATAATGGCGATTGAGCAGCTCTCCGGGTTCGTCGGCAACATGGCCGGGGTGAACCCGCAGATTCTGGATAAGTTCGACATGGACGAAGCCGTCGATCAGTACGCGGATATGGTTGGGGTTCCTCCGAACCTGGTGGTTCCCGACGAAGCGGTAGCCCAGATCAGGCAGAGAAGGGCGCAAGCGCAGGCCGCTCAGGAGCAGCAGGCCCAGATGCAGGGAATGGTTCAAGGGGCAAAGACCTTGTCTGAAACGGATGTCAGTGGTGAGAACAACGCTCTCTCCATGCTGCTTGGGGGGTTGCAATGAGAACCATTAACTCCGAACAGGATGCCGCCATGGAACAGGAGAGGCAGCGGCGTGAGAGGCAACAGCAGCTTTCCGACATCAAGGCGATACTTGCCACGCCGGAAGGGACCCGGTTTTACAAGCGGGCGCTCGATAAGTGCGGGACGTTTCGTCTGAGTTTCACTGGCAACAGCAAGACGTTTTTCAATGAGGGGCAACGAAACATTGGCAATTTCCTCCTGGCCGAGATGATGGAAGCGTGCCCGGAGAAGTTTGTGGAAATTTACAACCAGGGAGAAGAGGCATGAGCGAAGAGACCGTCGATACCGCACAGGAAACCACCGAGGCGGCAGAGACCACAGAAGAAACCACTCTGCTTGGGGGCACTGAGGAAGAGGCCGTCGAAGAGACCGCAGGCGAGAAGGATGAAGGTGCCCCCGAAGAGCCGGAAGAGGAAAAGCCTGAAGGTGCCCCTGAAGAATACGAGCCGTTCAACGCTCCTGAAGGGATGACCCTCGACGAGGAACTTCTTGGCGAGTTTGCCCCGATGGCCAAGGACATGAACTTGACCCAGGAGCAGGCGCAGAAGATGGTGGATATGGGTGCCCAGTTGGCTCAGAAGATCCAGAACCAGCAGGAAGTGGCCTTGAAGGTTCAGCAGCGCGAGTGGCGCGAAGCTGTCAAAAAAGGTGCAGATATGGGTGGTGCGAACCTTCAGACTACACTAAAGGACGCAGACAAGGGCCTCAAGTTCGCGGGAGATGATGAGTTCATTTCCCTCGTTAAAGGGTCATGGCTCGGGGACCATCCGGGCGTGATTCGCTTCCTGGCCAAGGTGGGCAAGACCATATCTGAGGACACGGCAGAACACGGAACTTCGGGTGGGGATGTACCCCTGGCCAATCGGCTCTTTCCAAGCATGAAATAATAATTCTCAATAGGAGAGGTGATTTATGAGCACTGTAGGCACTGGCCTGACTCTCGGTGAATGGGGTCGTCGTCTTGATCCGAAAGGAAACGTCGACGGCATCATCGAGATTTCCAAAGAGGTCAACGAGATTCTGGACGACATGATTTTTGTTGAGGGCAACCTGCCCACCGGCCACAGGACCACTATCCGTTCTGGCTACCCCACCCCTACCTGGCGACTGCTTAACTACGGTGTACAGCCGACCAAGAGCCGCACTGTCCAGGTTACTGACACTTGCGGCATGCTTGAAGCATACGCCGAAGTCGATAAGGCGCTTGCCGACCTGAACGGAAATACTGCGGCTTTTCGTCTCTCTGAAGATAAGGCCCATATCATCGGCATGAATGAAGCTTTTGCGGACAAGCTTTTCTACGGCAACCAGGCGACCGATCCCGAGCAGATCACCGGCCTTGCTCCCCGTTTCAACGATTCTACTGCCGAGAACGGTGGCCAGATCCTTAAAGGCGGGGGCTCTGATGACGGGGGTTCTACTTCGATCTGGTTGGTCCGTTGGGGTTCCGATACCGTCCACGGTATTTTCCCCAAGGGGTCCAAGGCCGGCTGGCACCAGGAAGATAAGGGCCAGGTCACCCTCGAAGATGCCGCAGGTGGCCTATATGAAGGGTATCGCTCTCATTACAAGTGGGACGTAGGCATGACGGTTCGTAACTGGAAGCACGTCGTCCGTATCTGCAACATCGACGTTTCCGCGCTGACCAAGGACGCTTCTGCGGGGTCCGACCTGATCGACCTGATGATTCAGGCTTCTGAGACCATCGACCCGGGTTCCGGCAAAATGGCCTGGTACTGCAACAAAACCGTCCGGTCTTTCCTGCGCCGTCAGATGGTCAACCACGATAATGTCAACCTGAGCATTGGCGAAGTGGCAGGCAAGAAGGTAGTCATGTTCGACGAGATCCCGGTCCGTCGCTGTGACGCCATCCTGAACACTGAAGCCACCGTCAGCTAAGGGAGGTGAGATAATGTATATCGACAAAGACACTCTGATGAGTGAAGACCAGGCGGTTACCACTACGGCTACCTCCACTAATGTTCTGGACCTCGGAGCTATGGAGGGTCACGGTAACCCTATCCCGCTGCTGGTCCAGGTGACACAGACTTTCGCGACCTGCACCAGCGTGACTTTTGCCCTGACTGAGTGCGCTACGGCAGACGGGTCGTTCACCGTCAAGGCGCAGTCCGGTGCTATCGCTGTCGCTGACCTGGTGGCAGGTAAACAGGTGCTTTTTGGTATCGTGCCCAAGGACACCGAGCGCTACCTCAAAATGAGCTACACCGTCGCCGGGTCTGCCGCCACTGCGGGCAAGGTCACTGCCGGTCTGGCGGTTGACATCGCAGACGTTTAGGGGGTTCCATGAAAGGGATCTGTAAACAGAAGTGCTTTTTCGATTCCCGGGTGTGGGAGCCCGGAGAGGAGATTGTCACAGACAACACCCTTCCTGAGAGCTGCTTCGACATCGTGGAGACCGTGAAGGCACAGAAGAAGGTGCCGCGAAAGAAGGCCGCCCCTAAACCGGACCCGAAAGTCTTGGCGGACCTTGACCCGGGGCCGCCTGCGGATGATCCCGAAACGCTCGGGGATCTTGGCTGATCCGCTCCAACCACAACCGCAAAGGGCAGGTAGGGATTTCCTGCCTGCCCTTTTTGTATGGTGACCCATGAGCTCAAAGATTGAAATTTGCAACTTGGCCTTGTCCCATTTCGGCCAGGATTCCATAGACACCGTTGATGAGGCGAGTACTTCGGCCAGGCGGTGCAAGCTCTTGTACGATGTGTGCAGGAGGCAGGCGCTTGAGTCCCATGTGTGGGCTTTCGCACTGAAGACCGCGCAGCTCCCTTTGTCGTTAGAGACCGCATACGGGTGGGGTTATGTGTATGTGCTCCCTTCGGATAACCTACGGTTTGTGAGGGTTCTCAACGATGGGGCGCACGTCGACGACAAAGTGGACCTCCTGGCTACAAAACACCAGGCATTCGAGATTGCCGGGGGGTTGCTTCGTAGCAACATTGAATCCGTTCAGATCGAGTATGTGCAGGACCTGACCGATACCACGAAATTCACGGCTGCGTTTGTCACGGCTGTGTCGTACCTCCTGGCCTCCCATCTGGCCATGAGTCTGACCGGCAACCAGGCGGTGAGCGAGAAGCTGCTCAATCTGTATGTGAACTTTTTGGCCAAGGCCAAGGACATCGACGCGGCCAGCACAACCAGGGTGGAAAGCAAAATAGGCCACGAGATTCTGGAGGCCGGGTACTGATGGCCGTGCACGCGTACCAAGGCGCGTTCTCGGCTGGGGAATTGTCCGACGACCTGTTCGGTCGTATCGACCTGGACAAGTATCAAAGCGGAGCCAAACGGCTCAAGAATTTTGTTGTTCACGCCCACGGGGGTGTATCGAACCGCCCGGGCATGCGTTTTGTAGCAGCGGCCAGGGACGAGACAGAAACAGTCCGGTTGATTCCTTTTTTGTATAACAAGGAACAGGCGTATATTCTGGAGATGGGCCACCAATACTGCCGCGTGATTTCCGACGGCGGTGTGGTGCTTAAAACCGATGATTCTGAACTGTATTTTACATCCCCGTATTCGGGTGACGACCTCGCCCGTGTGAAGTTCTGCCAGAGTGCCGACACTATCTATATGGTGCACCCAGGTTATCCTGTGAAAAAGTTAGTGCGGTCCAGTGCCTATGTGTGGGCTTTCGAAACGGTAACATGGCTGCCCACATTGACCACACCTGGTACTCCAACAGGGTCAATATCTCCAACACCAAGCGACACCAGCACGGAGTACAAGTATAAGATCACGGCGGTTGACGCTACGGGGCAGGAGTCCTTGTCCTCCGGCGTCCTGACTGTCGACGGGCCGGAGGCTTTGTCTTTTTCGACATCGGGAGGGACGGAGACTTACAGGGTCAACCTGTCGTGGACTGCCGTAACCGGCGCTTCTTACTACAACGTCTACAAGTATTACGCAGGTTCATACGGCTGGATGTGCCAGGCTGATTCTAACGAAGCGGTAGACGAGAACATCAAGCCGGACATGACCGCCACCCCTCCCGGTGCCGAAGACCCTTTTTCTGACGGGTATTATCCTGGAGCTATCGGGTTCTTTCAGCAGCGTCTCGGTTTCGGAGGGGAGTCGGACAGCCCACAGACTATCAAGGCGACAAGAACCGGGAACTTTGAAAACTACTCGATGAGTTCACCCACGCGGGACGACGATGCTCTTGAGTTCACCCTGGTCACCGGCGACGTGCAGGAGATCCGCCACTTTGTGCAGCTTTCTTCCCTGATCCTGCTTACCTCCGGCGGGGAGTGGGTCATGGATGGGGGCGGTGACGATTCGTCGATCACCCCGACCTCTGTACGGGTTAAGGCCCAAACGTACTACGGTGCGAGCCATGTGCGGCCGATCGTGTCCGGCGGTTCCGCCCTGTATGTTCAGGAAGGAGGGGACACGATTCGAGACTTGGCCTATGACCTTGCTTCCGACGCATACAAGGGCAACGATTTAACCATCCTGGCCCGCCATTTGTTCGACAACCACAAGGTGGTTGATTGGGCCTGGCAACGCCGTCCATGGTCGGTTGTGTGGTGCGTGCGGAGTGATGGTACCCTGCTCTCCCTGACCTACGTTAAGGAGCAGAACGTGTGGGCGTGGGCGCACCATGAGACCGACGGGGTGGTGGAGTCCGTGGCTACAGTGCCTAACGAAGAAGAGTCTACCTATGACGTTTATTTCATTGTCAAGCGCACCGTGAACGGGTCGACACGCCGTTATATCGAGCAGCTCGCTAAGAGGCTTCCGGACGATGATATCGAGCAGGCGTTCTTCGTGGACTCCGGCCTGTCTTATGACGGGGCCGAGGTGACCACCCTCTCTGGTCTTTCCCACCTTGAGGGGAAAGAGGTGGCTATTCTGGCAGACGGGGCGGTGATACCCCGGCAGACGGTTTCAAGCGGGTCAATCACCCTACCGCACCCCGCTGGAACCGTTCATGTGGGCCTGCCCTACGAATCGGTCATGGAGACCCTGTCCATCAACTTTGACGCACAGGACGGGTCTATCCAGGGGCGGCGAAAGTTCATTGCCGAGGCGGCTCTTCGGCTCAAGAATACCCGGGGGCTTTTTATTGGTCGAGACGAGGACCACCTTGATGAGATGAAGGCCCGGTCAACAGAGTCGTATGGGGACCAGGTTGCGCTTTTCACCGGCGACGTTCATATGGCTTTTTCAGGGTCGTGGGGTCGCGATGGCGGGTTCGTCGTCAAGCAACCGGACCCGTTGCCCATCACCATTCTTGCAGTCATGCCGAAGGTGGAACTCGGTGATAGATAGCAGAATACAGCCTTCCTCCTACGTCCACGTCGCGCATGTTTCCTCCTGCATGCGCGACGTGGACAAACAGGAAATATGGGACATGAGCCACAGCACCCCGAGGGAAGCGCTGCTTGCAGGCATGGCGCTCTCACACAAGTGCTGGTCCATCGTGGTGGACGATCGGGCCATAGCCATGTTCGGCGTGAGTGTCCGGTCGGCGCTTGACCCGGTGGGGGTTCCATGGCTTCTGGCCACTGACGAGCTGGAAGCCCTCGCGTTCTCGTTCCTCAAGAAGTCAAGGCCCGTAGTGCAGGAGATGGCTGTCGGGTTTTCCGGGCTTGAGAATTGGGTCAGTGAGGAGAATAAAATTAGCCAGAAGTGGCTTTTGTTCTGTGGGTTCACCTTGTATGAACCGCAAGTGGTCGGGGTGGAGAAGAAACTTTTTAGACGATTTACGAGGTAAGATATGTGTGAACCAGCAACTGCTGCTTTAGTGGTGGGGCTTATGGGAACGGCGATAGGTGGGTATTCCGCGTACCAGCAAGGTCAGGCGCAGAAGGCACAAGCGGAGTATCAAGCCGATGTAGCCAAAGTGAATGCGGACATCTCCAACATGCAGGCCCGGGAAGCCGTTCGTCAGGGTGAGATTGAGGAGAAGCAGTTCCGGCAGCAGCTTAGCCAGATGCAGGGGCAACAGGTGGCCGGTTACGGGTCGTCCGGGGTTCAGCTCGAATCAGGCTCTCCTCTTGCCGTGCTGACGGACTCTGCCGGCCAAGCTGAGATGGACGCCCAGATTATCCGCTCCAACGCGAAGAAGGAAGCGTGGGGGTACCGGGTAGGTGCTCAGAACTCTATGGCGCAGGCTGGTCTCTCTTCGATGCAGGCAAGGAACGCTTCGACCACCGGGGCGCTAAGTGCCGGGGCTTCGTTGATGTCTGGGGCGAGTTCTGTCGCAAACAGGTGGTACTCCGTGAAAAAGGAGCAGTGATGCCTACAGTACCCACATACGTATCAAAAGCGCAGAGCAAGACAGCCCCGAACGTACAGCGGTCATCTGCGGTGCCTTCCGGGGCTTTCGGTGATTATTCCGGGCTGGCCAAGGTTGGGCAGGCGATGCAGCAGGCCGGAGAGGCTGGGCTGGATATCGCCACGGATATCCTGTCGCGTCGAAATAAAGCCGCAGCGGACGAAGCCTATACTCAGGTTGTCCGGGCCACAAACACCTTTCTGAACGACCCGGATAACGGGCAGTACAAGAAAAGGGTAGGCAAGGATTCTGCAGGGTTCTCCAAGGACACAGAGACTTTTTTCAGGGACCAACTTCAAGGTGTCGGCAAGGATCTCCCTGAGCAGTACCGGACCGAGTTGAACCAACGGCTTGATCGGTACTACGAGACTACCATGGGCAATGTGTCCCGGTACGAGGTGGCCCAGGTAGGCAAATATGAGGATCAGGTATATTCTGCCAGGCTGGAAACCACCGTCTCTGATGCCGCCAGCAATTACACCTCCATGGCGTCGGTCTCCGGGGCAAGGTC